TACAATTTGCTGTGTGGTATAATATAGACAACGAAAAAAAAACAGAAAGTAGGGTTGACGAATGAAAAGCTTATTCAATAATTTGTGCAGATATTCCAGTGGAGGATCTTATAGAGGAAGTAAATAAAAAATACAATAAGTATCATTTTGAAAGCGAAATGAAAGGTGCCAATATAGATCATCCCGGAGGATGCAAAAAAATGTGAGTCGAAACGGCCCTCGGGCCGTCCACCGGGACCGCCCGCCCGGTGTTGATAAGACAGGGCACATATTGAAAGGAGTTATATTATGGATTTTCGTAACAAAAAGAGTGCAACCAGCAAGAGTGCAACCAGCAAGAGTGCAACCAGCAAGAGTGCCCGTAAAACTGCTATGACATTCGTTAAATTGAATGAAGTGGAGGGGGCCATGCAGATCGAGGAGGGCGCCATGTGGCTTAAATCTGGCAAGTATGATGCTCCATCAGTGTCTATTAAGGTAGATCCGGATGCGACGCTGTCCGACTGGGTGCGCAAGATCATTTTGCGCAACGTTGAGCTGTCCGTTGAGGAGAACGAGAGGGGCTATCCTGAACTTATCATCTCCGGCCAGAGCGGTACCGATGACACCGGCGATCTACCACTCTAAACGGTGGGCGATCTACCATTCTAAACGGTGGGCGACCTATGGTCGCCCTTATTTTATAGGAGGCCCCATGAAAAGTAAAGACAACAAAGGATCCTTGCTGAATTGCGATGACTCCCTGATATATCTAGCATCTGCCATTGTATACAGTGGAGTCACAAATAAAGATGTTAAATTTTTCCGTTCTGAATGGGCCAAAATCATTTTTAACGGTCTTGGCATCGACGCGGACCCCCTCGACTGGTATTATATGATCCTAGATAGGAAGGAGAGACAGAAGCATGGCATCCGGCGCAGCTAAAGCACGTGCGGCCCTTAAATACCGTCCAGAGCTATACACCCCGTATGCTTTGGAATCGTGGCCAGATAGTCAGATGCGCAAAGAATACACTCGACTGCGTGACATTGCACAGAAACGTATTAAGCGACTATCAAAAGACCCCATCAGCGGCACCAGCGATGTTTATAAAGAATTTGCCGGGGGGTTCCCAACTCTAAAGGCGATGCGCGGAGACCGAAAAGCATTGGAGCAAGCCCTTGCAGATGTAGCGCGGTTTGTGCGTTCTAAGGGTTCCACCGTGGGCGGTGCGCGTGCAGAATTTGAACAAAAAATGAAAGTCGGCGGTATCGATATTGCCGATGTGCCCGTAGATCAATACACGGTCCTGTCTGAATGGTGGGAGATCGTAAAGGCATCGGGTGTGTACTATTATCCGTCCGATCAGCCGGTCATGTATTGGCGCGAGAAAGGCGGCTACAATGTCAGTATTGACGATTTTGTAAAGTGGCAGCAAGGTGAGGTCAACTATGGCAAAGAATGGGACTATAGTGGGGGGAGCAGCTCTGCCGACTTGCGCGGAGGTTTTGGTGGAGGCTTGTAATTACAATCCGGTTCCCTGGCTCATGGAGCACCTGGACAGAAAGCACACTAAAGGCAAGAAGCGCAAAACAAACAAAAAACGATTGTATGTGGATATGCCTTGTGCATTTGATATTGAGACTAGCCGAGTATGTATTGACGCCGACGACAACCCCCACACCATTATGTATATATGGCAATGTCAACTTGGTTTGGATATTACCATAATCGGCAGGACGTGGGATGAGTGGTTGAATTTTACAGGTGCGATCAGCGACTACTTGCAAGCTAACAGCGGCCCGCAAGGTGACTGGTTTCTGTGTATGTACGTTCACAATTTGGCCCACGAATTCCAATATCTGTCGGGGGTTCTGGATTTTGGTCCCGGTGACGTATTCGCCAGCAAGCCCCGCAGGGTCTTAAAATGTGACAACCGAGCTATTGAATACCGATGCAGTATGCGTCATAGCAACTTGTCGCTTGATGCTTGGGGCAAGCAGCTGGGTGCCCCACATGCCAAATTGACCGGTACACTCGATTATTCAAAAGTGCGGTATCCCTGGACTCCCCTGACATCTACAGAATTAGCGTATTGTGTCAATGATGTCCGGTGTATTGTAGAGTGCTTGTTAATTGAGATGAAGCGAGACGGCGACGACCTGTATACATTACCATTAACGCGCACCGGGTACGTCAGACGAATGGCCCGTGAAGCAATGTACAAATGGGGCATTAACCGGGTCAAGCGTCTACTGCCATCGTGGGAATTGTATCAAATGCTGCGTGAGGCATTCCGAGGTGGCGACACTCACGCCAACCGCTATTATGTGGGTCTGCACTTAGAAAACGTCGGCTCCGTTGACATGTCCAGCGCATACCCCGCCGTACAGTGTGAATGCTATTTCCCTATGACTCCATTTAGGCAGGAATTAGCCACCATTGAGCGGCTAATGCAATGTATGAGACACGGCAAGGCGTGCTTAATGCGCTTGCAAGTAAAAGGCTTGCGCCAGCGCTTTAAGTGGTGGGGATTTCCCTATATCCCGCTTGCTAAAGTTCGGCACTGTGAAGGATACATAAACGACAATGGCCGATTGCTGTCTGCCGATCATTTTGAAATCACCATTACAGATATAGATTTTAGAATCATTGCCAAAGAATATGATTGGGACGCCCTTAACGTTCTGGACCTTTACACTTCTGATTATGGCAAATTGCCTAAACCGTTGACGGATTGTGTAAAAGAGAGCTACACCGGCAAAACGTCCCTTAAAGGGGTTCCCGGTCAAGATTTGTATTATGTCAAAGCCAAGGGCGATCTTAACAGTTACTATGGTATGACCGCGCAGGACCCCTTGCAGCTGGACACACTTTTTGACGAGGACGACTCCGACAATCTTTGGAGCGAATGCACTGACGACCCAGAGGGCAGTTATAACGAGCACCGCCCCCATTTGTTTCTACCGTACCAATGGGGCGTGTGGACAACGGCCCACACGCGCAAGCGCCTAAAAATAGCGCAATGGGCCGTGGGCAAGAATGGCGTGTACTGCGATACAGATAGTATAAAATACATGGGCAATGTTGATATGTCGGACTTTAACAAAGCAGTGAAACAACTTGCAAAAGATAACGGCGCTAGCGCAACAGACCCAAAAGGCAACACTCATTATATGGGCGTGTACGAGCAGGAGCGCAGCTATGCAGAGTTCATGACATGGGGCGCTAAAAAATACGCGACTACCTATAAAAAAGGCGGCCCAATCACTACCACTATAGCAGGAGTCAGCAAGCGGAAGGGCGGTTTGGAGCTGGCCCTGTGGGGTGGTTTTGAAGTGTTCAAGCCGGGGTTTACTTTTTGTTTGGCGGCAGGAAATCAGGTTATTTATAATGACCGGCCCACGGTGCCCGATTTTGTGGTTGACGGTCATACGGTGCACGTGACAAGAAACTTGTGTATTTGTGATAATACCTATACGTTGGGTATTACTGACGAATACGCAAAGATATTAGGGTACAAGATTATGGAGGTTATCTGATGATTAAACTTTATACCGATGAAGGTTGGCCGAACTTTTCCGAAAAGGACGGCATCTTGTCAACTGGGGCACCCATTATTTTTATATGGGGCGGACGTGGCACCGGAAAGACCTATGGAGCGCTAAAGCACGTCCACCAGACCGAAGAGGAATTTCTGTATTTGCGTCGCACGCCACAGCAGGCGGAACTTATTTGTGCGTCACCCAGTATGTGGCCGTGGTCTCCGTTGAACGACGATTTACAAACGCATTACGCCCCGTTCAAATTGCCCAAGACAGCGGGACTATATGAAGTGGGCAACGCAGGAGCCTACACGGATACAGGGGCGCCCATTAAACCAGCCAAGATGTCGGGCGTAGTGGGTAGTGTGGTCACTCTTGCCCGCACCCGTGGTTTTTCAAGTCCTCATACTAATATAATCATTCTGGACGAATACCAGAAAGAAGAATCCGACTATTACCGACGCGGTGAGGGCGTGGGCCTTGCCAACATTTATGAAACAGTCAACCGTAACCGCGAACTACAAGGGCAAAAGCCCTTGACGCTGTTGTGCATGTCAAACGCTGTAGGCATGGCGAACCCCTATTATATGCAATGGGAGATCACCGACACAGTAGAAAAGATGATCGGCAAGAAAGAGCGCGTAAAGCTGCTTGCTGATAAAGGCATTCTTTTGATTGATCTTGTGGATAGCCCTATTGCAAAGGAAAAAGCAAATACGGCCCTCTATAGGTCCATGACCGGCACAGATTTTTACAGATCAGCTATCGAGAATCAGTACAGCGCCGAAGAAAAGAGTTTGGTTATGTCCCGGCCCTTGCGTGAATACTACCCGCTTGTACAAATTGGGCGGTGCTGCATCTACGAGCACAAGAGCAAGCCACTATATTATGTATGTCGTCACAGGTCGGGCGAGATGCCCATGTATGGAACCGGCGAATATGAGCGAAAACGATTTAGGGCCGCGTATGGTTATATTTGGCCCGCGTACTTGCAGCGGCAACTTGAATTTGAGCGGTACTCGGATGAAATTTTCTTCCGTGAATATTGCGGTACTTGACTTTTTTGCGCAGTCAGTATATATTAAAGATAATCCCCGGTGCCCACAGGCAGCCCCCAGAAGGGGCGGGCAAGCGTCAGCCAGCGCAAGAACCGGGGATTTACTTGTATCTGCATTGGAGGTGTACAAAATGGATGTTAATAGTATGATTCAGGCTATTTCTAACGTGGGTTTTCCCATTGCCGCGTTCTTGCTGATGTGGTATCAGTGCAACACCGTTGTTAAGGAGAACACGGCGGCTATCACCGAGATGCGGCTTGCTCTGGACGACATCAAGAAGGAGAGTTAACCAATGGGTTGTTATATCATTTTCGCCCAATCTCTCACAAACGTACGCGCGTACCTGCTGGCTGATTTGTGCGTTCATTTGGGCATTGCCTATTATAGCGACTGGGCCAACGCCTACCACACACGGCAGTGTTGCGCGGTGGGCCCTGTCACCAAAGGAGACAAAGACCAAGTAGTTAAGTGTCTGGAACATGACACATATGTTGTAATGGAGGCGACTAAAGTTGAAAATCAGTGAAAAAGCGGCCCTTGCTATGGCCGGATACACAAAATCAGAGATCGAAGCTATGGAGAAGCCGCAGCCCGTGCCGCAGCCCGTGCCGCAGCCCGCACCGCAGCCCGTGCCGCAGCCCGTGCCGCAGCCCGCACCGCAGCCCGTGCCGCAGCCCGCACCGCAGCCCGCGCCGCAGTATGAGGGCCTTGAGACCCTGTTGCAGCAGCTTTTGCAGGGTCAGCAGACTACCGCGCAGGCAATGCAGACCATGACACAGACGTTGCAGGCAAACGCGCTGGGCCTTGGCATCCAGCAGCAGCCGACGGCAGATGCTGCCACTGTGACAGCCCGAATTATCGACCCAACCTATGGAAAGGAAGTGAAGTGATATGCCCCTTGGCATGGATTTTGCGGACATTGCCGCCATTTTGACCGAGATCAATAAGACGGCCACCGGCCAGAAATCGACGTCGCCCATCGTGGACACGTCTAGTTTCGTTTCCGTGGCGCAGGCCACTTTGCTGACCGGCCCCGACAATTACACTAAAGCGATCAGTCAGGTGCTGGGCCGTACCATTTTTGCCGTCCGCCCCTACGATGCCCCGTTGAAGCGCTTGCAGGTCACGGGCGACGACTGGTCGAACCATGTACGGAAGATCAATTTTTGCGACACTGACCCCGTCACCGACGAGGCGTGGGCGCTGCAAGACGGCCAGAGCGTGGATATGTACGAAGTCCACAAGCCTAAGGTCCTTCAGACGAACTACTACGGGCAGACCAATTACAGCCGCGTGTACACGCAAGCTGATACCCAGATGGAAGCGGCCTTTAAGGGCCCCGAGGAACTGGCGCAGTTCTGGTCGTCCTTCGTGCTGCACCTGTCGAACCAGATTGAGGCAGACCGGCGCAACCTCGCAAACAACCTGATGGCAAACCACCTGACCGGCATGACGGTGACTAGCCCGAGCAGCGTTATTTATCTGCTCGACGAGTACAACGCCCAGCAGGGCACCAGCCTGACGGTGCAGGACGTCTACAAAGAAGCGAATTTCCCGGGGTTTGCAAAGTACGCCTATGGCCGTATCAACGATATTTCCCGCCTGATGAAAGAGCGGTCTATCAACTGGCATCAGAACTGGAAGATCGGCGGCACGACGTACAACATCATGCGGCACACTCCGTATGATCGTCAGCACCTCTATCTGTACAGCGGCACGCAAAGCCAGATCGACGCCCGTGTGATTCCCGAGGTGTTCCATGACAACATGCTGAAATACCGCGACGCCGAGCAGGTTACGTTCTGGCAGAACATCGACGAGCGCGAGACCATTTCCGCAATGCCTGTTGTGACCACTGCCGCCGGTGTGGCATCCAAGAATGCCGCGGTGCAGCTGTCGAATGTGTTTGGATGCCTGCTGGATTGGGACGCCATCGGCTACACTCCGAAGCTGTCCCGTGTGGTCCCGACCCCCATGAACGCCCGTGGCCTGTATACTAACTTCTGGTATCACTACGGTTGGTCGTGGTACGATGACTTCACCGAGAACGCCGTTCTGTTCCTGATGACCGCCGGAGACGTCACCGCGCCCAGCACGGGCAAAGCGGCAAGAGCCACCACCCTTAAAACCACCACCCATAAGGATGAGGACCCTTCTAAGTCCTGACCAATACCGGCGGGCGTCTGCCCCGCCGGTTATTTTATAGGAGGTGCAAAAATGCAAGCTACATTTTACCAGTTTGCAAAGCGCACAAACAGCACAAAACGGCCCAGCGGTGGGCAGGAGTTCGGAATTGACCTTAAAGCCCCTTGTAATATCATTGACCCCGAGATCAAAATTGCAACACAGAGTGCCCCCACCGGGTTCAATTATTGTTACCTTCCCACGTTCAGCCGGTATTACTGGGTGAAGAACTGGACATATTCGGACGGGCTTTGGAATGCGTCGCTGACTGTTGACACTCTTGCCAGCTACCGGGAACAGATCGGCAGCGCTACAGAGTACGTTGTGAGATCGTCCGCTAAGTATGATGGCACAATTTCAGACGGCCTTTACCCGGCAACCGCTAAAGTGCAGAGCGTAACAACCTCTTTTCAAGGTGGCTTTGCGGAAACAATTAGCGGGGGATTCTTTGTTATTGGGTTTATAGCTAAAGCCGCAAACTCCATCGGGGCTATAACCTATGTAGTTATGACCCCCGGAAACGCCAAAAAGCTATCTGCAAAATTGCTGACTGATGTGTCATACCTTAGTATTGATAACTCCGAAATCAGCGACAATTTGACAAAGGTCCTTTTCAATCCGTATCAGTATATCGTAAGTTGCAACTATTTTCCATTTGACATCGCTGAACTCACCGCGCATTTGCCGCTTGTGGCTAAGATCGACGTGGGGTGGTGGTCTGTGGATGTACCTGGTTGGATTTTGGGCGAAGATAACAATAACTTCAAAAAATCGGTAAGTGTGACTGTACCGAAGCACCCTCAAGCGGCAAATCGTGGCGAGTATTGCAATGTTGCCCCTTACACGGATTACACTATTTATTTGCAGCCCTTTGGAGTGATACCCCTTGATGCCTCTAAAATGTGGGGGGCTGCCACATTATCTATACAATATGAGGCGGACCTTTTCACCGGTGACAGCGTACTGCGCATATTTACCAATGGTAGCCAGCTGGTATACGAGACAACCGCAAAACTAGGTGTATCGGTGCAGCTGTCAAATATTAACTTTGGTATCCCCTCCGGCAGTGGGGGTCTTTTGCAAACTGGTATTGCTGCTGCGTTTGGAGGTCTACAAGCAGCATTATCTGGCGGAACTTTATCGGACGTCGGAAACGGTATTTTAAATGCAGCGCAAGCAACCAATGCAGATGTTGCAAGCAAAGGTGCTACAGGGTCTACAATCGCCTTTGATATGGCGCCCTATATGGTTGCCAGATTTAAAATTATTGCGGACGACAACAACGAGGACCATGGCAGGCCACTATGCCAACGCGTGCAGCTGTTCAGTATCCCGGGATTCATCATGGTAGACGACCCCGACATTGCATTAACCGCGACTGCCGCCGAGATTGACAGTGTTAAAAGTTATATGAAAAATGGATTCTTTTTAGAGTAGGAGGCATAAACGATGGCAGTATATAAACAGTGCATTACTGATGTATCACCGATCAGAGTGACCGCCGGTTATCCTGCATACCAGGATGGCAGCCCTCACCGGGGCATTGACACAGTCCACGGAGATCATAAAGCCTACGCGCCCGAAGCGGGCGTTGTGGTTGTGGCCCAGCACTGGAATGGTAGTACATCTGGTGATCAGTCATGGGGTAATATGATTAAAGTACGGATGGCCGACGGCACGACATGGCGGGCCGCGCACTTCGCTACGCAAATTTGGAACGTGGGCGACACAATCTCAAAGGGGCAGTTTATCGGCACACAGGGCGAAACCGGCAACGCAACGGGCATTCACACACATTGGGAGTACGCCGACGCCGCCGGAAACTTGAGGGACCCGTCCAGCATTATCAGAATCCCGAATAAGGTAGGTACATGGGACGTAGAGTGGGATAGTGGTGGAGGTCCCGGGCCGTGGCCTACTGGCAAATTGCCGGTATGGTTGCTGTTTAAGATGGCGAAAGGGGGCCGTCTGCTGTGAGTGCTCCTTATAGTTACGAGCAAATCAACGCTCATGTGTCGCCGGTGACTCCATCCGTGATGCACACCAAAGGCAACAGCCTATCCTATTATTTCCGCAAGTATCTGTTTCTTGAGGCCGTGTCAATGGTCCGATGGACGCTCCCCGACACATGGCCCAGTAACCGATTACAGTATCTTGTGTTCGGTTCCGGCGGTGTCACGGTGTTTAACACTGACCGTTACGGCCTGGTATATGACCGAATGGGACTGACCGGCATTAACATCTTCTATAATCCTACTCACTCCATCATTGCCAACCCTTTTATTAAAGGGTCCCCGTATTTGCAAATCGGAAAACAATGCGAGATCATCAATTTGCAGCCCGATTACCGGGGCATGGTGGATATTGTGGCGTATTATGGGGACATGATGGCCCTTGCCGCCCAGACCATCCAGAGCAATTTAATCAATAGCCGCCTTGCCTACGTGTTTGCGTCCGGCAACAAAGCGGGTGCAGAATCTTTTAAAAAGATGTTTGACGCGATTATGCAGGGTGACCCCGCCGTTTTTGTTGATGCCTCTTTGCTCAAAGCGCCCAAGAATGGGGCATCCGGGCAAGCCCCGTGGATGTATTTTGCAACTGACCTCAAAGGGAACTTCATTACCAACGAATTGCTTACAGCCCTTAAAACCATTAAAGCGCTGTTTGACACGGAAGTGGGCATCCCCAACACCAATACCAGCAAAAAAGAGAGGATGTTGACAGACGAAGTCAATTCTAACAACGTTGAGACAGCCGCAAAAGCGTCGCTCTGGTTGGATAGCTTGCAGCGTGGTTGCGAACGGGTCCACAAACTGTTTGGAATTGATAAGTCTACTTTGTGGGTCGATTGGAGGTTCCCACCCGATACTAATACGCAGGAGGTGAACAACGATGTACTCAACCTTGAGCTTTAACGGGTTGCTGACGGGATACCCGGAACTGTTCGACGATTTGAAAGTCCCAAATAGTGTATCTAAAGAAGCTGTCTGCAATCAATTACTGTTTGATACACTGGAATTAGAGGTACTGTATGCTGACGGCCCCACAATGCGCCGGGCGTTGGGCGTCTATTCTGAAACCATGCTCCCGAGCTGGACCCGGTACGCGGCAGCCCTGGGCCTTGAATACGACGCTTTGGCATCGGATGACCGAACCAGAACAACCGATCATGCAGGGACCAGCAGCGGTACAAACAACCGCACAAACGGCGTGAAGGGAACAACTACACGAGTGCCTAACCTGACCACCACCGGCCAGAATAACGGCAGTGACAGCACCACCCGGGACGTTACGGGGTTCGACAGCGGGGCATTACAAACTGCGGAGAGGAGCACAACGGCCCTCGGTACTGGGAACACTATTACCAGCAGCGGCACGGACACGACCACCACCGATCAGACAACAACCGATAACAATAGCTCGGAGTTGCACGACGGCTACAATGACACCATGACCGAGAAGGGCCGGGCAGGGCGAGACCCGCAAGACCTTATTGCAAAAGAGTTGACACTTGCAATGGAAAATGCTGTTCATAAAATCGTTACGGACATTCGGGCAAATTTTTGTTTGCTGGTATATTAAGGAGAGGTAATTATGAATATAAACCCTATTCACGGAGCGCCCTACACAAATTTCCATGACCTCAATCTTGATTGGATTATAGAGGTGCTGAATGAGTTTAATACCAAACTAACAAACTTTGTCAGCCTGGCTACAATCAAGTATGCGGACCCCATCCAGTGGGACATTACTAGCCAGTATGAAGCAAACACCGTTGTAGTGGATAGCAGGGGCAACGCATATCTTTCCGTGCAACCGGTACCGCCCGGTGTTTCTCTGGATCGTGTTGAGTTCTGGACAAAAATTGGCAATTTTGATGAGCTTTGGGCCGATGTAAAACGGGCCATTACTCCCAACGATGAGGGCCATAGCCCTACCGCGACAGCTGCAAGAGCTGTCAACGATCTTGTCTGGGTCAACGGGGCGCTGGTACGTGTCACTAGAGCAATGTTAGCCGGTGATGCCTATGTACCCGGCTCAAACTGCGTGAGCAGCTCCGCAAATGAAGTCTTGCACTACCTTGTCACCGCATTTAATGAGGGCTTGCGCGCCGAGCAAACGGCCCGGGAGGATGCCGACACGCAGCTCCAGACGGCCATCAACACCGAGAAACAGGACCGTGAGGATGCTGACAGCAACCTTCAGACAGCCATCGACACCGAGAAACAGGACCGCGAGGATGCTATCAATGATCTGAAAAAATCCACTGTCGATTTGGGGGTATTCATTACCCCCGAAATGTACGGCGCAAAGGGTGATGGCTCTACGGATGACACGGCAGCAATTCGAACCGCTTTTAATGCTGCTAACGCCAATAAACCCATTATCCTGACGGGGCAATATTATTGTACCGGCACTATTACCGTTAAGAGGGACACTACCGTTATTGGTGCCGCATCCAGACCCCGCGCCGTGCTGATTCCTTATTTCATTTTTAACAACGCCGTAAACCCTGCGTTTTCTATTGTGGGCTCGCAGGACAGTAACGTTGACTATGGTGGCACTCTTGAAAATGTGACCTTCAAGGGCGTTACCGTCGGTCTGAAAAATCCTGCAACAGCTGCAAGCGTGGCATTTAAAGTGCAGTGGGCGCGTTTCTTCACTCTGGAAGATTGCAGCGTACACGGGTTCACTACCGCAGTGGATTTCGCCAACAACAACGGTATGTTAATCAAGAATTTCGAGTACAGTACAAACGGCTCGGTGAATGTCACCGTATTTAACAAGTTTAACAATGGGGGCAATACGGGTCTGAAATTGCAGCACATCGTCATCAACAATTTTTCGGAAGGAATCTCTAAAGCGATTGTCCTGTCCGATACCACCGCAGACGGACAGGCGGGCGACAGATGGTTTGAAGATTGGTTATGTGTCGGGCCGTGGAATAACGTTATTTATTACACGCACGGGAAAGGCTTTAGTCGTCACGTTTATATCAATCGCATTTTTGCCGATCACCTGATTGACAACCTCGTCTATTTGGTGGGTTCAGGCGCTAAGGAGGACGCCCAAATTACTGACATTGGCTGCGTAGGAACTGGGGGCCAATACCGGGGTATTCTCGTTACAGGCTATTGCCGGTTGACGATTAACGGTGTTGCCGGGTCGTCCTCCACGAGTACCTACGACTTTATCTCGCTTAACAATGCAACCGACGTTGTATTGACTAACGCTATCCTCGACGGCCCTTCCACATATTTCATCGCGGTTACAGGAGGCGCGCGTATTGCAGTCTGCAATACACGCAATACGCAGCAAGGAAATATCAATGTATCCGGGGATGCTTCCTATTGTCAGTGGTGCAACGTGTCTACCGTAGGCAATAACAATCTGCTGGTAAAAACGGGCAGCAACAATCAGGCAACCAACGTACACCCGGCCAGCAGCAACTAAATATTCTGTATTATGTGCCCACTCCCCTACCCTATGGGGTGTGGGCACTATATTTTGTGTCTATTGACATTTT